AGAGAGGAGGCGAGAGATATATCCATTGAGAAGCTGTTGGAGTAGGAGGTGAGAGACATATGCAGTATCCGAAAAAAGTAATGAAGCTCACTGAGCTGGTAAAGGAAATGGGGTTCCCAGAAGAATATCTACAGAGAGCCTATCGACTTCCAACGCAGAGGTTTGCTGGAAAAATGAACCCGATGAAGAAAAACAGCCCGATCATATTTGATACAGAAGAGTTTGAAAAGTGGAGACTGCGTCAGATAGAGACAGAGTCCCGGACAATGATCAGGGGATAGAAAGGAGGTAGAAGTAATGGCAAAGATCAAGAACTATGACGGTCAGACCGGCATTGAACTGTCCTATGTGGCAGTACAGGCAACCAGGCCAAAGAAGAAAACTGTGGACTGGGTAGGCATCACGGAGACATTTATAGCCGGTGGCATGTGGGTGATAGTCTTCATGATGCTTGGGGCTGCACTTGCGGTCCAGGTGCTGTGATGGCTGTGCGGGAAGACCAGTGCGGTACCTGCATAAGGAAGAACCGGTGTATGGAGAGAAGCCGCTTACAGGCATGCAGAGGCTACATAAAAAAGGACCCAGGCAGCGGCAACTGCGGAAGGTCCAGTAACAAAAAAATTGTACACCCTCATTATACGGAGGGAGAAGGAGAAATGCAAGATGGCAATGAAAATTAACAAGCTTGAGATTGAGAACGTCAAGCGTGTAAAGGCAGTAAAGATCGAACCGACAGCAAATGGGCTTACGATCATTGGTGGAAACAATAACCAGGGCAAGACCTCTGTCCTGGATGCGATCGCCTGGGCTTTAGGCGGGGACAAATACCGTCCGTCCCAGGCTCAGAGGGAAGGCTCCGTGATCCCGCCAAACCTTCATATAGTCATGAGCAATGGTCTGGTAGTGGAACGCAAGGGTAAGAACAGCACGTTAAAGGTAACAGATCCACAGGGACAGAAGGCCGGGCAGCAGCTTTTGAATGAGTTTGTGGAACAGCTGGCACTGGATCTTCCGAAATTTATGGAGGCTTCTGACAGGGAAAAGGCAGGTATCCTGTTAAACATCATCGGTGTGGGAGACCAGCTGTCCCAGTTGGAAAAGGAAGAAAAGGAACTTTACAGTGAGCGTACCTATGTGGGGCGCACGGCAGACCAGAAAGAGAAGTATGCAAAAGAACAGCCTTATTATCCGGATGTCCCGGCAGTCCCGGTCTCAGCAGCAGAACTGATCCGCAAACAGCAGGAGATCCTGGCACAGAACGGGGAAAACCAGAGAAAGCGTGAAAGACGCCACCAGCTGGAGCAGGAGATGCAGCGTGTCACGGATCAGATCCAGGAGCTTTTAAGGAAGCAGGCAGAGCTGGAAGCGGATCTTAAGATCGCCCGGTCGACCAGTGAGAACCTGCAGGATGAGTCTACCGCAGAACTGGAACGAAACATTGCAGAAGTGGAAGAGACCAACCGGAAAGTACGGGCCAACCTGGACAAAGACAAGGCAGAAGAAGATGCCAGGGGATACCGGAAACAGTACAATGCACTGACCGGAAAGATCCAGGAGGTACGGGATAAAAAGCTGGAACTGTTAAAGAAAGCAGATCTGCCGCTTCCAGGACTGACGGTTGAGGATGGGGAACTGGTCTACAATGGTCAGAAATGGGACAACATGTCCGGATCCGAACAGCTTAAGGTATCTACCGCGATCGTACGCCGGTTAAATCCGAACTGTGGCTTTGTGCTCATGGACAAACTGGAACAGATGGACCTGCATACCCTGCAGGAGTTTGGAAAGTGGCTGGAGGCAGAAGGACTCCAGGCGATCGCTACCAGGGTATCTACGGGGGACGAGTGCAGCATTATCATCGAAGACGGGTATGTGGTAGGACAGCCGCACACCGAAGAAAAGAAAGAATGGAAAGCAGGTGTTTTTTAAATGGAGATCATCAGAGGAAAACAGCCAGGAGCAAAGAAGACCGTGATCTACGGTCCGGAAGGGATCGGGAAGTCCACGCTGGCTTCCTGCTTCCCGGATCCGCTGTTCATTGATACAGAAGGTTCCACCAGGGATATGGATATCGCGCGTACCAAAGAGCCAAGCAGCTGGATGATGCTCATGGAGCAGGTCATGTATGTAAAGAACCATCCGGATATCTGCAAGACCCTGGTCATTGATACGGCGGACTGGGCTGAGATGCTCTGCATTTCCCAGATATGTGATAAGAACCACAAGAGCAGCATTGAGGAGTTTGGATATGGAAAAGGGTATACCTATGTCCAGGAGGAGTTCGGACGCCTTTTAAACCTGCTTACGGAAGTGGTCAAGGCAGGCGTGAACGTGGTCCTTACAGCCCATGCAAAGATGCGAAAGTTTGAACAGCCGGATGAACTGGGAGCCTATGACCGCTGGGAGATGAAGCTGAGTAAAGGCGTAGCGCCCATGGTAAAAGAGTGGGCGGATATGGTACTGTTTGCGAATTATAAGACCATGGTGGTGAACGTGGACGGCCAGGGAGTCCAGAAGGGGAAAAACAAAGCCCAGGGCGGAAAACGTGTCATGTATACCACCCACCACAGCTGCTGGGACGCAAAGAACCGCTACAGCCTTCCGGATGAAGTGCCTTTTACATATGAGAGCATCCGGCAGATCCTGGAACCGGGAGTAGCCCGGGCAGAGGAGAGGCAGGAGGTAAAACAGCCAGGCCCTGTACAGGAGACACAGCCAGCACCACCTGTCAGACCGGTAGAAACGGTAAAACATCCGGAGACAGCCAGTAGTAACAAGGGCAATGAAAAACCTGCAGAAGAAAAGAAAGGCATTGCGCCTGTGGAGGGCAGCAAAGGGGATGTAAAGCCGGATGGAAGATCGGCACTGGATCCACGGCTCCCAAAGAGACTGCGGGACCTGATGATCGCCAATGATGTGTGCGAATGGGATATACAGAACGTATGTGAAGCCAAGGGATATGTACCGGTGGATACGCCCCTTTACATGTATGAAGAGGTCAATCCGGGCTTTGTGGACGGCGTTCTGGTAGGTGCCTGGGACCAGGTGTATGCGGCGATCAGGGAAATGAAAGAAAAGGATTCTTTAGTATTTAATTAATGAGGAGGATGAAAGAAATGGCAGATTTAGGAAAAGAGATCGGCTGGGATGATGCGATCGAGAATGAAGGGACTGAGTTCGAGCCCCTTCCGGAAGGAACTTATGAATTTACAGTGGCATCCATGGAACGCGCCCATTTCGGAGGAAGCGAGAAGATGGCACCCTGTAACATGGCGAACCTGGACCTTCTGATCAAGGATAAGGACGGCAAGGAACACCATGTATTTGACAGCCTGTACCTGAACTCAAAGGCAGAGTGGAGACTGAGCCAGTTCTTCTTATGCATTGGACAGAAGAAGAAAGGGGAAGCACTGCGGCCTAACTGGAATGAAGTGCCATGCTCTACCGGCAAGGTGGAAGTCATGATCAATGAATATGTGGACAAGAACGGCAATAAGCGCAGGAATAACCGTGTCAGCCGTTATCTGGAGTATGAACCAAAGCAGTTTAAGGCGGGTGTGTTCTAAATGGAATTGAGACCGTATCAGGCAGAAGCGAAAGCAGCCGTATTTGAGCAGTGGGATAAGGGTACATTGAAGACCCTTTTGGTACTGCCGACCGGCTGCGGAAAGACCATCGTGTTTGCAAAAGTCGCAGAAGACTGTGTGCGTCAAGGATACAGGGTACTGATCCTGGCGCACCGGGGCGAACTCCTGGAACAGGCTGCGGATAAGATCAAGAAGAGCACGAACCTGGGATGTGCGACAGAAAAAGCAGAGCAGACCTGTCTGGGGAGCTGGTTCCGGATCACAGTAGGCTCTGTACAGTCCATGCAGCGTGAAAAACGCCTGTCCCAGTTTTCAGAGGATTATTTCAATGTGATCATCATTGATGAGGCCCATCACTGCATATCAGACGGATACCAGAAGGTGCTGCAGCATTTCCCGTCTGCAAAAGTACTGGGAGTGACTGCAACGCCTGACCGTGGAGATATGCGTAACCTGGGAGAATTTTTTGAGAGCCTGGCTTATGAATATACCCTTCCGAAAGCGATCCGGGAGGGTTATCTATCCCCGATCAAGGCCATGACGATCCCGCTGCAGCT